ATTTCAGCTAACAACGATCCTGAAACCGGAAAATTAATTGCAACCGCAATTGAAAAAGTAGGTATGGAAGGAGTAGTTCATATTGAAGAATCTAGAACAGGAGAAACATATCTTGAAACTGTAGAAGGTATGCAGTTTGACAGAGGATACAAATCCCCATACTTTGTGACTAACAACAACAACATGACTGCAGTTTTAGAAAATGCTGTAGTATTGATTGCAGATCAAAAGTTTACACAAGTAAAAGAATTGTTGCCTATTCTAGAGGCAGTATCATCTCAAGGCAAATCACTTTTGATTATTGCTGAAGATATTGATAATGAAGCTCTAGCTACCCTCATTGTAAACAAAATGAGAGGTATCATGAAAGTATGTGCTGTTAAAGCACCTGACTTTGGAGATAGAAGAAAATTAATTTTAGAAGACATAGCCACTACAACTGGAGGTCAAGTATTTTCTAAAGAAAAAGGAATGAAACTTGAAAAATTCAGTTGGGACTGGTTCGGAGAAGCAAGAACAATAACTATAGATAAAGAAACAACCACGATCGTCGATGGAAAAGGAAGAACTGAATCAATTGAAGCACGTATTGAAGAACTTCAACAACAAATCAACAAAGCACAAACCCCGTTTGAAATTGAAAAACTCCAAGAAAGACTGGCAAAGTTCGTCGGAGGAGTAGCTATTATCCACGTAGGTGGAGCTACTGAAACCGAAATGAAGGAGAAAAAAGATAGAGTAGATGATGCTCTACATGCAACAAAAGCCGCTATTGAAGAAGGTATTGTACCTGGTGGTGGAGCTGCTTTATGGCATGCGCGAGAAGCAATTATGTATCCTACTACAACAGGAGCAAAAATTGTTTACAAAGCATGTGGCAAACCATTTGAACAGATTCTAGTAAATGCTGGTTTCAGCTCAACAGAAGCTCAAATGGTAGGTTTACAACTTGATCCTTCAAATACCTGGTTAGGGTATAACATTAAGGAAGAAAAATGTGTAGACATGAAAGAAGCAGGTATCATCGATCCTACTAAAGTAACTAGAACAGCTCTACAAAATGCAGCTTCCGTTGCAGGTACTATTCTTTTAACCGAATGTACAGTTGTAGATGAACCAGAAGAAGAAAAGCAAAGTCAAATGGACCCAATGATGGGCATGATGTAAGTTATGGAAAAAAAGGTTGTAGAAAAAAACATCTTAATCGCTCGGAGAATTCCTCCGGGCGATAGATGGAAATTGGATATAGAGGAAGGTAAGGAAAAAATCCATGGTTCTTTAACTGAGGCTTTAGAAGCTTATATGATACTAACTGGCTTTAGGGGTGAATATAGACTTGCCCCCCTGAAAAGTGAGTTGTATATTATACAAAACGAAGAACACGAAATAATCCCTGTACCTGAAAAGAAATACTCTATTTATGGCGAATACTAAAGAACATAGTTTATTTGTAGAAAAATACCGTCCTTCTAGTTTAGAAAATTATGTAGGTAATGAACACCTCAAAACTACAATTTCTAGATACCTGGAACAAAACGATATCCAGAATCTTATATTTTATGGTCAAGCAGGGGGTGGTAAAACTACTTTAGCTAAATTAATTGTTGGTAATCTTGATTGCGATTACCTATATATTAATGCTTCGGACGAACGAGGCATTGAAACTATTAGAGATAAGGTATCTGGTTTTGCAAGTGTAGCTTCATTCAAACCACTTAAAGTGGTAATTTTAGATGAAGCAGATTTTCTAACCATTCAAGCACAAGCCTCGCTTCGCAATGTAATCGAAACATTTTCTCGTACCACAAGATTTATAATGACCTGTAATTTTGTAGAGCGTATTATAGATCCTCTGCAATCCAGATGCCAAGTAATTAAGATTGTTCCCCCATCTAAATCTGAAGTAGCTAAGCATTTGGCTTGGATTCTAGAGAAAGAATCTATATCTTATACATTAGATGATATTAAAACTATTGTAAACCAATACTATCCGGATTTAAGAAAATGTATCAATACCGTTCAATTAAATTCTAAAGATAGCACTTTAAAGTTAGACAATTCCATTTTAGTATCTTCTAACTACATAGATAAAGTAATTGATGAGCTAAAGAAATCGAAACCATACTTTAACAACATTCGACAAACAATTTCAGATTCAAATATAGAAGATTTTGATGAGCTATTTAAAGCATTATATGAACGAGCTTCCGAATTTTTACCTAATAAAGAAGGAACAGTATCCATGCTAGTAAATGATCATCAATACAAAGCTAACTTTAGAATTGATAAAGAAATTAACACTATGAGTTTAATACAAAATTTAATAAATAACAAATAAACATGGAACAACCACAACTTAACATTGACTTAAAAAATACCACAGGAATTCAAAATTCTGAAGGTGGTAGCGTATTTCAACAAGGACTTATCTTGAGAAAAATCTCTAAATTTATTGCCGGTACACCTGAAGATGCAATCATCCCAATTCCAGTATTTTATGATCCTCACACATTCAAAATCTTTGCAGAGGCATTGCCTAAAGAATTGCGTGAAGAACTTAAAGACGAAAGTATTTAATGAACAATATTTTTGATTGGTTAAAGGAAATCAATTCCACAAAATCCCATCCTGATTCATTTACCAATCAGGATTGGGATGTTTGGAATTCTTATATGGTTCACAGGTTCTTAAGTATGAATCCTGACTATATAGAATTGGTAAACGAGACTCAAGTATTACCACCAACCAACAAAAAGCAAATATATTCAATTTATCGCGAATATATTCCTAAAAACAACAAATGGTCTAAGTATGTTAAATCTAACATCAAAGAACCAGATAAAGATTTAACTTTGCAGTTAAAAAAATACTTTAATGTCTCTGTTAGAGAAGTAAAAGACTATTTAAAGATTTTAGACAAAAAACAAGTACAAAATATCTTAAGTAAACAGGGATTAGAAGAAAAAGAAATTAAAAAATTACTAAAATGATGTTACCCCTATACAATATGCTTATGACGTCTGCTCAAGCAGATAAAGCCAAAGCTGAATTAACCCTAGATCTATTATCCAATCACCCCGCAGGTATTGGAGATCACTCTACAGAAGATTTTTATAAAAATGCTGAAGATGCTCTTCGTATGTTAATTGATGCTGAAGAAAGAATTGAGATTTTGAATAAAACATTCACCCCACAAAAGCAAGTAATCTAATGAGCGATTCTATAACTGCTTACCATGATAGAGAAAAAGATAGACAGGACAGTTATGTTCAGTCTGTAAAAGAAAAATTTGAGCAGCGTTCACAAACTGGAATTAAAAAATACAATACTACTCTAGAAAGAGATGATTTGAATTTTTTGGATTGGTTAAACCATCTCCAGGAAGAACTAATGGATGCTACTTTGTACATAGAAAAACTAAAAGATTTTGCCTCAAAAAATCCCTAAAATCCTTAAAGAAATTCAAAAATCCACTCCTCCGGGGGTGGATTATTCTTATCAAAAAGGAATTTCTTTCTCCCAGCTAACAATATTCAACAATTGCCCTCACAGGTGGAAATTGCAATATAAAGATAGAATAAAAGCATTTACCTCTTCTATTCATACTGTATTTGGTACCGCTATACACGAGGCAATCCAGAAATACTTAGATGTAATGTACTCTAGTAGTGGAGCTGAAGCTGATAGGTTAGATTTAGTTGAAATCTTCCAGGAAAAGTTCATGGAGGAATATAAAAAACAATATACTTCCAATAATAAACAACATTTTTCATCAGCTGATGAAATGCGTGAGTTTTTTGAAGATGGGGTAGAAATCTTATCTTGGTTAAAGAAAAAACGAAGCAAGTATTTCTCTAAAAGAGGATGGCATTTAGTAGGTTGTGAGGTACCCATTGTAATTCAGCCAAATAAAATGTATAACAACGTGCTTTACAATGGATTCTTGGATGTTGTGATGTATCACGAGCCTACTAATACATTCAAAATTATCGACATAAAAACCAGCACTAGAGGATGGGGTGATAAAGAAAAAAAGGATGAAAATAAACAATTCCAATTAATCTTATATAAACATTTCTTTTCAGAGCAATACAATGTTCCCGTTGACAGTATTGATGTAGAATTTTTTATTGTTAAACGAAAAGTAATGGATTGGGATGATGAAAAGATTTTATCTCCACATCAAGCATACCGAGTACAAACATTTACCCCCGCTAGTGGGAAAATTAAAATAACTAAAGCTAAAGAAACTTTAAATAATTTTATAAAAAAATGTTTTACTACCTCTGGAGAAATTAGAGAAGAGGAATATCTTAAAGTAGTAACTAAGTGGAATTGTATGTATTGTCCTTTTAAAGAAGATAAAGATAATTGTGGGGAAGGAATTATTTTTTAGTACTCCATATATATTTATAATATATAAGTATATTTAATATTCACTAAACAATTATTTAAATTATGGCTAAAGACTTAACCTTAACAAGCGTAAAGATTCAAACAGACTTGTTTGAAAATTTCAAAATCGAGTGCGTAAAACGAAAATTTAGTTTTCAAAAACTTGCCGATCGAGCTGTTTATTTGTACCTTACAGATGAAGAATTTCGTAAAAAAATTACAAACCAAAACCTTACTGAACTTTAAAAATAAAATATGAATAAAAGTTTTGATTATATCCCAAAGGATAAAAGAAAAAAAATCGTTTTAATTTGTGATGACATTAGAGTCCACTCTGGAGTAGCAACAGTTGCTCGAGAAATTGTAACTCATACTTGCCATCACTTTAATTGGGTTAATATCGGGGGCGCAATCGACCATCCAGATAAAGGTAAAAAATTAGATCTAAGCGCAGACAGTAATCAAATAGCAGGTATTGAAGATTCCTATGTCATGATGTATCCTACTAGTGGATATGGTGATGCTGATTTTTTACGTCAGGTAATTAAAATAGAAAAACCTGATGCTATAATGTTAATTACAGATCCAAGATATTTTGTTTGGTTGTTTAACATTGAGCAAGAAATCAGAAAAAATATTCCTATTACTTATCTAAACATTTGGGATGATTACCCCGCTCCAATGTATAACAGGCCATACTATGAGGCTTGTGACTTATTGATGGGAATTTCAAAACAAACTGTAAACATTAACCAGCTAGTTTTAGGAGATAAAGGAAAGAATAAACTATTTAGATATATTCCTCATGGTTTAAATCATAAAGTTTATCGACCTATAGAAGAAAACGATCCTGAATTAAAGAAATTTAAAAGAGATTTCTTTGGAAACGACAATCCTGATTTTGTTCTATTCTTTAATTCTCGTAACATTAGAAGAAAGCAAATTCCTGATGCAATGTTAGCTTTTAGAGCATTCTTAGATAGTTTACCTAAAGAAAAAGCTGATAAGTGTAAAATGGTATTGCATACTGAAGAAGTAAGTGATCATGGTACAGATTTAAGAAAAGTTAAAGAGTATTTCTTTGATGAAAGTTATCCTAATGCTGTTAAATTTTCTATTCAAAAACTATCTTCAATCCAACTTAACTATTTGTATAATATTGCAGATGCCCAAATATTGTTAACTTCTAATGAAGGTTGGGGATTAACATTAACCGAAGCAATTTTAGCAGGCACCCCAGTTATTGCAAATGTTACAGGTGGTATGCAAGATCAGCTAAGATTTGAAGATAAAGACGGAAAATGGTTTACCCCATCTGCAGATTTCCCCTCAAACCATACAGGTACACTCCAAAAACATGGAGAGTGGGCATTCCCAGTTTATCCAACTTCTAGATCAATTCAAGGTTCTCCTCAAACTCCTTACATTTTTGATGATAGATGTAGATGGGAAGATGCAACTGAAAGAATTAAAGAAATCTACAATTTGTCTAGAGAAGAACGTAAAGCAATAGGATTAAAAGGTAGAGAATGGGCTATTGGAAAAGAAGCTGGATTTACCTCTGAAGTACAAGCTGAAAGAGTTATGGAAGCGTTTGATACTTTGTTTTCAACTTGGAAACCTAAAGAAAAGTACGAGATTACCAATGCTACAGAGTACAAAGGAAAGTTTTTACCACATAAATTATATTATTAATGAGCAAACCAGTTTTTGTAATTAGCAGCCCATACGACACATATTCAGGATATGGGGCTAGAGCTAGAGATATTATCCAAGCAATTTTAAATCTAGATAAATATGATTTAAAACTTTTACCACAAAGATGGGGAAGTACAGCATGGGGGTTTTGTGAAGACAATCCTGAATGGAGCCATCTTCATCAATATAGACTAGATACTCCTAATTTACCTTCAAAACCTGATATTTGGGTGCAAATCTCCATCCCTAATGAATTCCAACCAGTTGGGAACTATAACATTGGGGTAACTGCCGGAATTGAATCTAGTTTATGTAGAGCTGAATGGGTTGAGGGTTTAAATAGAATGGATACAAATTGGGTTTCATCTAATTTTTCTAAACAAACTTTTGAAAATAGCAGATACGAAAGAAGAAATAAACAAACTAATGCTATTGAAGGTTATACCCAACTAGAAAAACCAATTGAGATAGTTTTTGAAGGCGCTAAATTAGATGTTTACAAATCAATTGAACCTAAGGAAATTAAAACAATTAATTTAGATGAAATTAAAGAATCATTCTGTTATTTGTTTGTAGGACACTGGATGCAAGGTGATTTTGGGCATGATAGAAAAAATGTGTCTTTATTAATTAAATCTTTTTATGAAGTATTTAAAGATAAACCACAAAAACCAGCTCTAATTTTAAAGGCTTCAATTGGTATTGCATCTTACATCAGCCGAGATGAAATTCTGGACCGAATTAAAATTATTAGAGAATCTGTAAATTCTACAAATTTACCTAACATTTACGTTCTAAACGGGGAGTTTAGTGACAGTGAAATGAATGAATTGTATAATCATTCAAAAGTAAAAGCTATGGTTAGCTTTACAAAAGGTGAAGGATTTGGTAGACCACTACTAGAATTTAGTTTAACAGGTAAACCAATCATAGCCTCAGGATGGTCAGGTCACACAGATTTCTTAAAACAAAATCTAAGTACTTTAATTCCTGGGGAATTAGAAAATGTCCACCCTAGTGCGGCTAATGATTGGTTAATGAAAGAAAGCCAATGGTTTAAACCTAGTACTGTTGAAATTGGGAGGCATCTAAAAGATTCGTACGTTAAATATAAACAATATGTTTTAGGTGGAAAACAACAAAAACAATATTCTAAAAGCAACTTTAGTTTTGAAAAAATGCAAGAACTAATTTCTAATTTATTAGAAAAAAATGTTCCTGATTTTCCAAAACAAGTAGAATTAGTGTTACCTAAAATTGAATTTTCAAAACTTAAAAAAATAGAATAATATGCAATTTGATAACTTAATAGAGTGTAGCAGGTGTGGCAGTGATGCCTGCTACACTCAAGAAATAACTCCTAAAGTAAAAATTGAGATGTGTATGGGCTGTGGTTTCCAATTCCATTCATTAATGAAACCAGGAACTGAGTTCACCATAGAACAACTTTCTTTACTTCCAGATTTATATAAATCGTTGATAGAAGAGGAAGAGGAAACAGGTAAAATTTGGATGCCTTCTTTTATAAACGTAGAAGAAAAAGGCATGGTCTTTGCAGACGGAACAGGTAGAGATAATTGGAGATGGGCAGGTGTAAAATCTATACCTGTTGATAAAGAAGAAAAGAAAAAATATAAAAACGCCAAGTATAGAGCAGACATGTCTACAATAAAACACTTTGAAGAGCGTGACTTTATAGAGGCTTTATCGTATATTGGGGTGTTACCTGAATAAAATATGATGCAAAGGTTTTTAGAAAAAATATCTTGGAAATTTAGAAGAATTAATATAGCTTTCTCCCCTCTCCATATTGATTGGAGTGGGGCAGGAAGCTATTTTAGTTTTAGTATCTTCAAAATAGTGTATAATCTTAGAACTTACTCACTATTTGATATAGATTTACTATTACCCAACAAAACAACACAAAAATACTTTCGTGTATATTCTTGGGATTTTTTGTTTTTGAGAGGATACTTACGTATGTTAGCTGAAGTTTTATCTGACAAAAATGTTTGGAATAGAAATAAAATGACTCGTTGGGATAAATTTAGATTAAAAGTTTTAAATAAAATATTATGAAAATTTCATATGCGGTAACAGTTAAAGATGAATTAGTTGAGTTAGATAGACTTTTATTTAAACTCAAAAAATACAAAAGAAATAGAGATGAAATTGTGGTTGTATACGATAGTTCAAATGGTAGTTCTCAAGTGGAACAATATTTGAAATCCCGAACAGTTTCTGAGTCTCCATTTAGATGGCATTCTTTTGAATTTAATAATGATTTTTCTGAACTTAAAAATTATATAACTAAACAATGCACTGGAGATTATATTTTTCAAATAGATGCCGACGAATTTCCAAATGAATATCTAATTTCCATATTACCCACCATACTAGAATCAAACACGGAAACTGAAGTGTATCTAACGCCAAGAGTTAATACGGTAGAAGGTTTAACTGAAGCACACATTCAAAAATGGGGGTGGAATGTTAATGAGCAGGGTTGGGTTAATTATCCTGATTACCAATGGAGGATTTGGAAAAATAAACCTGAAATAAAATGGATAAATAAAGTTCATGAAAGGTTGGAGGGGTTCAAAACTTATGTAGCTTTACCACCACAAGAAGAATTTTCTTTATACCACCCAAAGGATATTGAAAGACAAGAAAAACAAAACAATTATTATAATACACTATGAAAAAAGTATGGTACGCCCCCAATAAATTAGAAGCTTATGGGGAAGAAGAAATTAAAGCTGTAGAACAGTCTCTTAGAGATGGGTGGCTAGCAGGTTTTGGTCCTCGTTCTATTGAATTTGAGGAAAAAATAGCAAAAGAATTTGGTAAAAAGTTTGGTGTGTTTGTAAATTCCGGATCTTCTGCTTGTTTGCTTGCGGTTGCTGCTTTAGATTTACCTAAAGGATCTAAAATCATCACCCCTGCTTGTACTTTTTCTACAACTTTAGCTCCAATTATCCAACTAGGATATAAACCAGTGTTTGTAGATGTAGGGTTAAATGACTATGTTGCTGATATTGAACAAGTTATAAATGCTATTACGGATGATGTAAAAGCAATCATGTTGCCTAATTTAATTGGGAACAAGCCTAATTGGAAATTATTAAGGCAAATTCTTAAGAACATGAATCGAGAGGATATTATGCTTATAGAAGATTCAGCAGATACAGTAACTGAAACTTTTGAATCTGATATTTCAACTACTAGCTTTTATGCTTCTCACGTTATCACAGCTGGTGGAATGGGAGGAATGGTAATGTTTAACGATGAAAAGTATGTTAAACGAGCTTTAATGTTTAGAGATTGGGGTAGAATTGGGGATAATAGTGAAGTTATGAGTGAGCGTTTTGCTCATGATGTTGATGGTATACCTTATGATTATAAATTTTTATATGGTGTTTTAGGTTATAACATGAAATGTAGTGAAATGAGTGCTGCATTTGGTTTAGTACAACTAGAGCGTTTCCAAACATTTAAAAACAAACGTCGAGATAACATCAAAAGATATTTAGAAAATCTTAAGGACGTTAAAGAACTTATTTTACCTGATGATAGTATTGAGCCAAATTGGTTAGCTATTCCATTACAAACTGAACGTAGGTTAGAATTGCTTAATTTCTTAGAAGAAAACAACATTCAAACCCGAGTTACATTTGCAGGGAATGTTACCAGACACCCTATTTATAGAGAATATCTTCAAGAATTTAAAAATTCAGATCTAATAATGAAAAATGGATTTTTATTAGGAGCTCACCATGGGATGAATTTAGATGATGTGGATTATGTTTGTGATAAAATTAAAGAATTTTTTAACTCATGATACAGTATTTCTCAAAAGTTGATCCCAGTAAATTACTCCACGTAGTAGTTAGAAAAGAAGATTTAACTCCTGGAAGAGTAGAAGTAGTACCTGAAGATAATTTTATCCAATGTGCTCTTCTTAATATGGAAAAAGGTAAAACCTTTAAACCCCATAGACATATCTTTAAAGAAAGAACTAGGAATGTTATTGCTCAAGAAAGTTGGATTGTAATTCAAGGTAGTGTAAAATGTACTTTTTATGATCTAGATAATTCAGTACTAGTTGAACCTATTCTAAACCCTGGGGATGCTTCTTTTACTTTAGAAGGAGGACACACTTACAATATTTTAGAAGATAACACTTTAGTATACGAATACAAAACAGGACCTTATGAAGGTCAGGCTTTAGACAAAATATTTTTAAATGACTAAAGATATTTTCATCCATAAAGATGCAGAATTTAAAATAGACCCAATATTGGGAGACCATATCGCTATTGATAAGGGGGTGTATTGTACGGTTAATATCACAATCGGAGATTACACCCATATCTCCCCATATGTTACTATTATTGGTGGTAAAAACGCGTATTTCTACAGTAATGGTTTCAATAATATAATGGCGGGTGCTAGAATAATTTGTGGATCTGACAGATTTGATGGTTCTGGATTATTTGGTGCTATGATTCCTAGCAACTTTAAAGGTAAACAAATTATGGAACCGGTAATAATGGAAAAGTTTTCAAATATAGGAACTAATGCTATTGTTTTACCTGGTTCTACTCTAAGAGAAGGAGTTCTCTTAGCTGCAGGAAGTTTACTAATGGGTGATACTGAAGCATGGGGAGTATATAAAGGTAATCCTGCAGTTTTGGTTAAAAAAATAGATCCAACAATTACAAAACAGAAATATAATGAACTTTCAAGCAGTAACTGAATTTGAAAATAAAATAGCTCAGTTTTTTGGCTCTCCCTATACTGTAGCAACAGATTGTTGTACTCATGGAGTTGAGTTAAGTTTAAGATATACTAAAGCTCAAGTTATAGAAGTTCCAAAACATACTTACTTATCCATTCCTTTTTTAGCTCATAAATTAAATATAGAATTAAAATGGAAAGATGATAATTGGAGAGATTATTATTACTTAACTGATACTGTTATTGATGCCGCTGTACTTTGGAAAAAAGATAGTTACATTCCTGGTACCTACATGAATATTTCATTCCAATACCAAAAACACTTGTCTTTGGGAAGAGGTGGTGTTATATTAACAGATGATAAAATTGCAGCTGAAGAATTAAAAAAGATGAGTTATGATGGTAGATTACCTAATATACCTTGGAGGGAACAAAACATACCATCTGTAGGATATCATTATTATATGACTCCAGAAACAGCTCAATTAGGTTTAAGTAAACTAGAAAATGCAATTAATACCCAACCAAGGCAATGGGTTATAGAAGATTGGCCTGATTTAACTAACATGAAAATTTTTAAAAAATGAAAAAAGCTTTTATTACAGGTATTGGGGGACAAGATGGTTCTTACTTAGCAGAATACCTTTTAGATTTAGGGTATGAAGTTTATGGAATTATTAGAAGAAATTCTACTCCTGAACATCAACAATCCAGATTGGATGATATTAGAAACAATCCAAATTTGCACATATCTTATGGAGATCTACTAGATATTTCAGGTATTGAACGTTTATTATCTGAAATCAAACCAGATGAAATTTATAACTTAGCGGCTCAATCTCATGTTCGAATTAGTTTTGAGATTCCCCAATTTACTACTCAGGTTAATGCTTTAGGTGTAGTTAATGTGTTAGAAGCTATGAAAAATAACTGTCCTAATGCTAAATTCTACCAAGCAAGCTCATCAGAAATGTTTGGGAGTGCAGTAGATGAAGATGGTTTCCAAAGAGAAACTACTAAAATGAATCCTGTATCTCCTTATGGATGTGCTAAGGTATTTGGTTATAACATAGTTCGAAACTATAGAAATGCTTACAAATTGCATTTATCAAATGGAATTTTGTTTAACCACGAATCCCCAAGAAGAGGTTCTAATTTTGTAACTAATAAAGTAGTTAAAGCAGCAGTAAGAATTAGTTTGGGCCTTCAAGATAAACTAGAACTCGGTAATTTAGATGCTTATAGAGATTGGGGTCATTCTAAAGATTATATTAAAGCTATGCACTTAATTTTACAACAATCCGAACCTGGAGATTGGGTTGTAGCAACAGGAGAAACTCGTTCTGTAAGAGATATGTGTAAATATGTTTTTGAAAAATTAAATCTTAATTACGAAGATTATATTACCCAAAATCAAAAATTCCTTCGCCCCGAAGAATTAAAATATCTAAAGGGAGATTCTACTAGAATGAGAGAACTAGGATGGAAACCTGAGTATACTTTTGAAAGTATGATGGATGAAATGGTTGAATTTTGGGTTAATTATTATAATAAATGAATAACTACATAACTTTAAAAGAAATGGGATCTTCTGGGGGCTTATGCTCCCAGTTACAGATCTTTGCTTCATTGGCTGCAGTTGCAAAGGCAAATAACCTAAAAATTGCTTTCTCTGAAAATATGATTAAAAATCATGGGGTAGGAATCAGAATCTTTGATCTGCTAGATCTATCCTCAGAGTATGAGTTAAAACCCGATGAATTTTTTAGTAATTTTAGAGATAAACATATCAATTTTCATACTACAAGATATGATGAAAGTTTATTTAATCTAGAACCCGGATTTAATTATAATTTAGTTGGAAGATTTGATCTATACACTTACTGGCATAGTAGCATTGGAGAAAGAGTATCAAAATGGGAATACAAACCTGAACTACAAACCCAGGCGGAAGAGAGATTAGAACAAATAAAGAAACATTTTGGTAACGATAAACCTTTAGTTAGTATCCATATTAGAAGAGGGGATTATTTGTTATCCCAATATTCTTTTTGTATATTAGACCATGAATATTACACTCAAGCAATTGTAGATCATTTTATGCCTATAGAAGATTATAATTTTGTAGTTTTTTCTAATGATATAGAATTTGCTAAAAACTTATTTGTTGGAGATAATATATGGTTTATAGATCCCGTGGGTGGAGAAAAAATATGCACCGACTCAGAAAAAGAGGATCTAGCACTTCTAAGCTTATGTGATCATCACATTATAAGTAATAGTTCATATTCTTGGTGGGGAGCGTATTTAAGCAAAAATGAAAATAAAAAAATTGTGTGCCCCACAAATTATTTAAAATCTTACCATCAATCATCTTGGATAAATGGAAGTTGGTATCCTACTAATTGGTTTAACATTGATAATAAAGCTTAATTATGAATAAAATAGTATATGTTACAGGTTGTCTAGGATTTATTGGTTCTTATGTAACCCGTAAATGCCTAGAAAGAGGATGGTATGTTAGAGGAATTGATAAGATAACTTATGCCTCTAATCCTAATTTGCTATATGAATTTCTCGAATATCCTAACTTTGTATTTGAAGAAAAAGATATTAATGATATTGAGTTTCTTTATGAATGTGATTATTTTATAAATACTGCTGCTGAAACTCATGTAGGAAATTCAATTATAAAAAGTGAGGATTTTCTCCATTCTAATGTTCAAGGAGTATATCATATTCTTGAACTACTTAGAAATTATCGTCAAGAAAGTTCTACTTTACCTATATTTATTCATTTTAGCACTGATGAGGTATATGGTGATATTGAAACTGGGGATCATACAGAAAAAGATATATTGAAACCCTCTAATCCATATGCTGCTACAAAAGCAGCAGCAGATCAATTAGTATTGGCTTGGGCTCGTACTTATAATTTACCTTATGTTATTGTTCGACCTACTAACAACTATGGTATAGGGCAATATGTTGAAAAACTTATTCCTAAATCTGTTAAATTTTTATCATTAGATAGGAAAATCCCACTCCATAATGGTGGAACTCCTATTAGAAATTGGCTACACGCGGATGATACAGCTGAAGCTGTAATGATTATTATAGACAATAAAGTTCAGAATGAAATTTATAACATTTGTGGTGGATTTGAACAGAGTAATTTGGAAACTGTAGAAAAGATCATTAATTTAATGGCACCTCATGAAAATATAGATAATTATTTAGATTTACACATTGTAAGAGTAGGTCAAGATATAAGATATGCTTTAGATGATTCTAAATTGCGAGCATTAGGTTGGTCTCCTAAAAAAATATTTGACCAAGAACTTCCTAAAA